ATTATTATCCCATTTACCTTCTTGTTGATAATATGTCTTCTTCTCACTCTCAATATAATCACGGGAGATATAAATAAAAGGGTAAGAGATAAAAGATCCATACTGATCTTTCCACATTAGATGATATACCTCATACATTGAACAATCTCCATTCAATTTGAAACAGATTTTATTACTTGATTGAGATGGAATACCTGTAGAATTATAAGTGTTTACAGTATAACTAACAATGTTATTAACATAGTTATTGAATACGTTAGTATAATTGACATATGGAGACCCACTAATTTGACCTAATCCAACAGGAGAATAAAAATCTATACTACCTGTTGGTTTTGGTATGTATATTGATCCTAATGTAGCACCAGCAGCATTAAAGAATTCATAGAACATACCATCAGCAAATAACGAACTATTTTGGTGAGCCAATAAGAATGCTATCGTATTAGGTTCAATTCTATAACAAGTGGCTCCTGATAAAATGGTTGAAATATTATTACCACTGAATGGTCTATTTTGAATTACATATGGATCAAATGCTGTAACTGAATAATCAGGTCTATTGATATGAGCATTATACACACAGAACCCACTATAGTTTCTATAGGCGTTGATATTTTGTTGTAATATATTTCCCGAATATTTGATAATACCTGAAATTGGAACTGATGATCCAGCCCAAGCAACATCTGTTTTAATAACCACACCATATGTTGGATCTACATAGATATCTATAATCGTTGCTGTAGTATTATAAGATGGTTTTGGAATACCATAGATATAACCTGGTATAGATGAGTTACCTTGAAATGCTTGATAAGTTACAAGTGATGTAAGAGTTGGGGCTGGTGTTGGTCTAACACTTGTATTACCATTGTAATTTGTGATCACAGTTTGACCAGCAACTTGAATTGGTTGTCCCCCCGTAAATGAATGTGATTGAGATGAGTTATATCTAGCAAAACCTGCTGGTGCTGTACTGTTTGAAATTGAGGTATAAGCCCAAGCAACAGGATTTTGTTGTATTTGAATTACATCCCCAATTTGGAATGGTATACCTGTCAATGAAGTTATTGTTGAATTATAAAATCCTACTGTACCTAAGAAAATATTATCCTCAAATTCAAAGACATATTGACTTTCATATCCAGCAATGATACCAAAACATTTCTTGGTATCAGGACCATTATAGGCTAACTGATAATTTACAGTTTGACCTGTTAAGTTTTGTGATACTTGATCCTTCATAACGTTACTCATATCCAATTTACCGAATCCTTGTTGATCGGGGGATAATTTCCATTTATAAAATTTAGAAATAGGTATAGGAAACGAGGTAAATAAAATTGATGGAAATAAATCAATTACAATTTTTGTAGGTGAGGTTACCAATATAATATTATAGTATCCTGTTTGTTGATTAGAAGCAATCGTATCATCTAATAGAATTGTATCCCCCTTCACAAATGAATGTGGGGTTGAAGTTGTTAATTCCGTATATATGGTTGATTGATACGTATATGGTGCTGCTGCTGATACATTCACAGTATCATATGTAGCATTAATAATATATTTGAATTGTTGTACTTGATTGTAATCATCATCAAATACCTTTAATGGAACCGCTGAATAAGCAGCCATATATTGATATGGTAATGTAATCGCTGAATAAGCCATAGAATATTTTTAATTAAATATTCCAAATAGACAAGTGTTTTTATACACCTTTATCAAATTTAATCTGAGCTGCTTGATAATTTCTTTCCAATAACTTAACGATGTTATTAACCATTCTCTCCTCGTATATTCTATTAGCGTTTCTTGATGTCTCTATAATATTAAGTGTTTTTCTAATTACATTGGTTGGCTTGATACCAAATCTATGAATATTCTTTTGAGCACCATAAGCAGCACCTTCAGGTAATCCTTTTACTCTCGCCCATCTTAATAGGGGAGCAATTGGGGGGTATTTAGCCCCCGCTCTTCTACCTTGATCAACATATTTCAGGTAATCCTCACTTAATAATTGTACTTGAATCCCCTGTGCTGTTGGTTGTAATCTATAATTTATTGATCTAATTAACCTACCTGTAGCAACTTTTGGAAACGGTCTTAAACCTGATCTTGATGGTATGGTATTATTCTTCAATAGGGTAACAAGGATCTTTACATAATCCTTACCAAATTGATTGGCTAATACAGGATCAATAAATGTATCCTTAGCCATTTTCTAATTGTTTTTTCAATAATTTAATTTGTCTTTCCAAGTCCATTATCTTTAATTCTTTCATAACTAATAATTGTTCTAAATCAGTTTGAACTGGCTTAGGTTCTAATTGAACCGCTTTTTTACTGTCGTTGTGGATTACTTGTCCATCTTTAATAATTTTGATACTCATATATTTTAATTTTTAATAGTTTATATGAAATTAGGAATATAATTCTGGCATGGTATTGAAACATTCCAACAACAACTAATATTAGCAATTGTTTGACCAACCCCCAAACTTGAAGAAAGATCTAATACATAAGTTTGTTGTCCAAGTGGATATGTAAATGTTGGGTTAACAACTGTACCTGTTGATCCTGTCACAAATATTTCACCTGTCCATGCACATTGATTTGGGCCAGGCCCTATATTCCAAAATGTATCCCAACATTGTATATTGATTTGTTGACTTGTTGCTCCTGTTACATTAGCCGTAAAATATTGATATACTGTTACAGGTGATGGAGTAGGGGTAGGTGTTGGTGTAGCAGTAGGTGTTGGAGTACTTGTTACTTGTGCTGGTGTTGGAGTGGGGGTATTAAAATATGGATTTTCAGGTATAATACAGTTCACATATTTTAATTTCAATATAATTCTAGCAACAATACCTGTTGCTTTATCTGTGGTCTCGTCTACAGCAGGATAAAATGTAACATCTTGGGAAATAAATATTCCATAGGTCTGCCAATTTTGGGCTATATCTGTTAATAAATCCTGTAGAACTTGTAACATATCACTCAAGATCTCTTGTGAATTGTCTGATGGGAATCCATTTGTATCCAAATAGTTCTCTTGAATATTGATCTTATCCATAAACATAATGGAAAATGATAGTTCAGGTATAGCAGTTTTATTGTGACCCGCTTGAGCTATGGTACTATCATCGTTCATCATAACCCACATATATGGGAAATTCATTTGTCTTGAAGTACTGATATCGTAAGGTTCCCCAAATCCAAAATCATTCAAAAAATAGTTATTCTGTTGGAACAGTTGGAACCATTTTATCAATTGATTTAATGTTATTACGTTTGTTATAGCCATTATAATGAGTTTTTATTCTTTAATTCTTCTTTATTTTTAAAATATCCCAACCAATTCAGACAGTGTACATAACTCATTTTATACACCTCATCTTCTTTTAGATTCAATTTTTCCATCAGTGTGTATACAAAATCCAACCATACATATCGGTTATCCATTTTCTTTTTATCCCCCAAGAGTTTTTTAAATCTCTCATTTTCGGTAGTTACTTCTCGTTGTTTTTGGAAGAGTCCGTCATATTGTTGAGTAACGAATCTCTTCCAGTTAAAAAAAAATTGAAGATGTGGTTAATTTCACTAATTTTAATCTTCTTAAATTTCTCTTCACGAGACATAAATTTAGTATTATATTTTTCCAAGTTACCATTTTCCTTTTTCTTACGTAAAAATATACATAATAATTTAGGCATTACCTTCTTTACATCACCATTCACTGATTGTAATATCGTCTCAATTGAGATAATTTCACCAGCAGTATATTTATTAAACTCTGAATAGAGAAAATATTCCTCCCCATCCACAATAATTGACTCTTTTTTTAAGTCCTCAACTGGCTTATAAAAGAATTCTAAAGCCTTAATCAATTGCTTAAAATCATCAAAATCAATTTGTTCGATAATTTCTCTATCAATTCCTGATAATTGATGAATCAACTCAAATGAATAGAATGGTCCTTGATGGATATTCGTATCAATTGAATATATATTACTAAATTGTTCTATAGTAACTTCTGACCAATCACTTGGAAATTCATAATTTTTTACTTCTTCGTCATCTACTTGTACATTAATCTGTATCATATTTCTTTATATTAAAAATAAATATCTCCTCTATGGAAATGTTTTTATACGTTCATAAATCCCATTATAGGTCTCTTACTTCCTTCTTTTCTTACCCCCAATTTGGACATAGCCACATATCTTAAAGCATCACAGGCGTGGTTATGAGCATCAATGGGGGTTGTATCATATCCACCATCTCTATTCTTCTTCCACATATACTTCTGAAATTCATTAAGAATATTCTCTGATCTCTTGGTTACAAACATTTTCTTCTGTTGGAGTATTTGTATTCCATAGTTCACACTGTCTTTCCCCTTCTCAACTGATTTAACTTGATGTCCGTATCGTTTTAACTCTTGGATGGACTTGGGTTCAGCAGAGTCAGCAAAGATCTCACCAGAGACGTTATATTGTTTCATTAGAGATGATAGTTCAGAA